ATCAGTTTTAACCCTGCTTACCGTGCTCAAAACCTCGCATATTGGGCGAAGGCGGGCCGAATGCTTGGGGTAGATGATGGAATTTTGAGCTCACTTGCCGGAAGTACCTCATATGTCGTTTATAACTTTGGTGGGATTGCATTCTCACCACGTATTGAGGTATATGGCGATGTGGATGAGGACGAAATCATAAAGAAAATCAAGGAGCACGAACCGGAGTTCTTCGATTACCTTGAAAAATGGTTACGGAAACGGGAGGCGGGGTGCTATGGCGCAGCGTATAGTCGGGTACATTGATTACATAACGCAGCAGGGTGATACATTTGACAGCTTGGCCCTAGCTGTATATAACGAGGAGAAGCTGGCAAGCACCATTATCCAGGCTAATCCGGATTATTGCGATGTGATCATCTTTGATGCGGGAGTCAGTCTCCAGATCCCAATTATTGAAAACATTGAGGCTCCGGAGACACTCCCGCCCTGGAGGCGATAACATTGAAGCTGTATTATGAAGGGAAAGATATCACAGAGGCTGTATCGATTAACGCCTGCATACATGACATGTATTCCGAAGGCCGTAGCGATTCTTTGTTCATAAGATTTAACGATGTTTCTGACCTTTGGGATACATGGGGGCCTCAAATTGGTGACACCATTGCCGTGGAAATGGATGCAGCAAGGACAGGTAAGATGTATGTCCATAACATTGCTCCGGAGAATGGCAAGATCGCATTTGGAGCCCTATCGGTTCCATTATCATACCAATTGACCAGAAGCAAGTCCTGGGAGCAGGTCAAGCTTCTGCAGCTTGCCCGAGAGATAGCTGAACGCCATGGCCTTAATTTCAAGCAATATGGAGTGGAAGATAAGACGTTCCCATACCTTAAGCAGGATGAGCAAAGTGACTTTGAATTTCTATATGAAAGGTGCACCCATGAAGGATGTGCCTTTCTTGTTTTTGACGGGTCTTTAATCCTGTATTCCAAGGCATATATCGAGAATCAAGAGCCGTCTCAAGTACTGGTGCTCGGTTCTGATGCGAAATATGAGTTCGAGCTTATTGACTCCAACAGGACAGGAGTAATATGGAACACTTTCACCCCTGCGCTTGCCGCCGGCAGTGTTGTCACTCTTCGGATCGAGGCTGTACCGTCTTGGGATGGTCCGATTTTTATTGATCATATCCGGCATGATTATGTAAAGCAACGGAGCAAGATATTTTTCCGGAAGCTGGAGGGATGATGATGGTTCAGAAAGGTACCGTCGTAGGTATCCTCCCGGGAGGAGTCCGGGTAAAACCCATGGGGAGTAATGCGGTGACCCCAATCATCAAAACTGATTTATCACTCTCCATACATGATGTTGTAGCATTTGTTCTTTTTGATGATGGGACAGGTATTATATTGCAGAAAATGTGAGGTGGGATAAATGTCGATTGTAGCTCAATGGCTCAGCAAAAAGTGGGAGGTATCTCCACAGAGGATTCAAAATATATCGAATCTCTCCACCTCATATAAGCTCAAAACTGAATCCAGTTCAGCATCAGATGGTTCGACCGTCACCAAGGTGCTCGGCTTAGAACCGCAGCAATTCAAGTTCGAGACTCAGCTCGGTGAAGCTGTGGGTGTTAATGTTAGGGAGGAAATCGAATCTTGGAAGTCTCTTGTGGGCCAATCTGGCACCTTTTATCTGGGTGGGAAAAACTTTGGGGCTGGCAAGATGCAGCTTACTACTGTTGATGTATCAGATATCATACTCGATGACTTTGGACGGATCCGAAGTGCAAAACTATCATTCACATTTACCGAGGATACAACTACCTCAAAGTCTTCAAGTAAAAAGAAAAAATTAACGGCTGCCAGTAGCTCCACTTATACAGCTCTGGGCATAGCTCCATCATCAGCTGACAAGGCCCAGAAAAAGCCTACCAATACGCAGTTATCGGGGTGATGATATATGAAAGCATATGGGAACGGTACCCCTGAGCAGTGTGCGGCAAACCTCCTAAGGATCGCGCGCGGTGAAGTGCCATATGAACGGATAAAAGGTTTGGACGCAGGCCTTATAGATAAACCTTTTACCCTGGCAAATCCAGAATTGAGGGCTGATATCGAGTGGGTGATATCGACCTATGAGCCCAGGATTGATTTGGAACAAACATCGATTGAGGCTTTACTCCCTGCAGAAGGGCAGTTCGCTGTAAATACGGTTACTAAGGGGGGTCATGGATGAGCGAAATTAATTTTGTAGAGACTGATTCGGTCACTATATACAATCAGATAATACAGTCCCTAGAGCAAAGCGTCGGTCAACCTCTTTATCCGGGGGACGAACGGCGGATATTCGGGGAAGCTCTGGTCCCTTTGTTTGTGGCCATGTATAGCACGGTCAATGACGCAGCTCGTCAGCGGTTGCTCCGATATGCAAGGGGGGAAGTCCTGGATGCCCTTGGGGAGCGAGTAAATACTCCAAGAGCGGCAGCAATACCGGCAAAAACCACCCTGCGCTTCTCCACTGGCACCCCCGCAGACAGTAATATAGTTATCCCGGCCGGGACCAAAGTGGCTTCATCTGATGGAGTGCTTTATTTTGCCACCGACGAAACAGCAGTGCTGACAACAGGGGCCTATCATGTTGATGTGTCAGCCTCAAGCATCGAGGGTGGCGCTGCCTATAACGGATATGCACCTGGTACCCTATCTGTTTTGGTTGATCTTATCCCATACATCGCCGTGACGAATACCGAGATGACGTACGGGGGCGATGATGGCGAGCCGTATACGGAAGCCGGAGACAACAAATACCGAGAACGTATTCGTCTGGCATCATCCAAGTTCTCGGTCGCAGGCCCGGCAGGGGCATACCGATATTTTGCTCTCTCTGCGGATCCACGGATTGCAGACGTTAGTATTATCTCCCCGGAGCCGGGGATGGTAAAGATTGTCCCAATACTCACTGGAGGAAGATACCCCCGCAGGAAATCCTCACAAAGGTCGAACAGGCGGTGACTGCTCCAGATGTTCGGCCGCTGACCGATTTTGTACAGGTGGCCGCTCCGACGCAGGTTGAGTATGATATCATCCTAAAATACTACACGACAGCTGATGATGAGAGTCAGGCCATACAAACTATTGAGGGAGATGACGGGGCAATAGCCCGGTATATCGCCTGGCAGTCTGGAGCTCTCGGCCGGGCTATTAATCCGGACCAGCTACGTAAACAGATATTGGCCCCTGCTTGGGAAGATGGTCTCGTTGGCGCCGTGAGGGTGGATATTATACAGCCTCAGTTTAAAGAGCTCATGGCCGATGAAATAGCCAAGTTCAGCGGGAATCTGACGGTAACCCATGAGGTGGTGAGAAGCACATGAGGTTATCTGATGCTGACATCAAAGCTTTATTGCCGGTATTCATGCGGTCAGATGAAGCAGTTATAGGCTTGGCCGATGGAGTTAATTCTCTTATTAAGGCTCTGGCCGCAAAGGTAATCCTTCTGAGGGTATGGGACCAGATAGATAATATGAGCGAGGCCGAGCTTGATGAACTGGCCTGGGAGCTGGATGCAACCTGGTACAGCAAAGACGCTGATATTACGACCAAACGAGAGCTCATCAAAAAATCCGACCTGATCCATGCAAAACTCGGCACAAAGTGGGCTGTAGAGCAGGTCATAAGTACCTATTTCGGCGATGGCATTGTGCAGGAGTGGTTTGAGTATGGTGGTGAGCCGTTCAAGTTCAAGGTAATCACCACTAATGCTTCAGTGACCAATGAACAGGCGAGTCTCTTTCTGAAAGCATTAAACGCCGTGAAGAATCTGAGGTCACACTTGGAAGAAATAGTGATTTCTCTCTCTGGGGAAATGCCCCTTTACTTTGCCGGTGTTGTCCACACTGGTGATTTTTTAGAGATAAGGCAGGTGGTATAAATGAGTGCATTTGGTGGATTGATATTGACAAGTAGGGGGCGTGCGCTGCAAGCAAAGGCCCAGGCGGGAATACAGCTCAAATTTACAAATATTCGAGTTGGAGATGGCCAGGTTGGCGGACAAGCCATTTCTGGGCTGACAGACTTAATTCATACGGTAAAAACGCTGGATATAACAAAGTTAAAAACTCTCTCCGGAGGTAAAGCAGTAGTAGGAAGTACACTTTCCAATAGCGGGCTAACAACCGGTTTCTATTGGCGGGAGATTGGGGTGTTTGCCGAGGATCCTGACCTCGGCGAAATCCTTTATTGCTATGGAAATGCTGGTGATCAGGCTGAATACATACCTGCAGATGGTGGCGCGGATCTCATT